TCATCTTACAATTACACATCTTTGGCAGATGCAGTAGCAGCAGCACAGAACAACGATTGTATCTTTATCGAACCGGGGACTTACACATTAACGGCACCTTTGGAAATTACAAAGCCGTTAACTCTTAAAGGTCTTGGTGGGCCTAACACAGCAGTTATCACAAGTGCTTTGGCAACTTACACAATTCTATGTACTTGTCCAGCAACCGGAGCGGTAACAACTTACAACTACTTTGAAAACTTATCTATTCAGAACAGCTCAACAGGCGACTGTATTGAACTGGACAATGATGCAGGATCAACAGGCGACATGGTTGTTAAGTTTGATGATTGCTCTATCATTAATTCAGGTGGTGGGTTAGCTATCGACCTAGACCAAACAACAGCAACACAAGATATGTTTGTTTATGTATCAGGACAGAAATGTTTTCATACATTATCAGCGTCTAATTTAGGACTTACTAAGGCAGATTCTACAGTGGCTATTGAAAACATGATGATTAGTGATGCTCTTGTTTACTCAGCAACTAACGTAGCTTACATTATCACACTTGATAATTGTAACGTAGTTAGTGCAGCTTCTACAACAGGCGGGTCAGCAAGTGCGATTTGTAACTATGTATCTTGTACTACTATGGCGACACCTTGGGGTGGTGTTGCAGCAGCCAGCGCTGGAGGGGACTTCGATGCAACGGCTGGTTCAGAGACCTTGTTAAGTCTAAGTTAATTGTTAACTAGGGGCGGGGAAACTCGCCCTTTTTAAAGGAGGGTATATGTCTTGTGGGTCAAAGAAGAAAAAGGGTAAAAAAGGCAAAATGGGTAAGTGAACGTATTAAGGGTTATTATACATTGTTCTGCAAGTGATAGGGAACGTGATGATAGTTTTGAAGCTATTAAGTCATTACATATGGCTCCTTTATCAGAAGAGATACAATGGGGTGAATATAAGACTCATGGTAAGGAGTTTAACGATATTGGTTATCATTACGTAATAACTAAAGATGGTGTGTTACATAAGGGCAGACCGGATAATATAAAAGGTGCGCATGTTAGGGGTTTTAATGATAATTGTTTGGGTGTTTGTGTTTGTGGAAATACTGAGTTTACAGTCAAGCAATTTATTACACTAAGCGGATTAAAGACTTATTTAAGGTATAAGTATGGTAATATAGAATTTATGGGGCATTGCGATTTAGATCCTGATAAGACATGCCCTAATTTTAACGTAAAGGAGTTATTATGAAGTATTTACTACAGAAATTAACAGAGAAAACAACATGGTTGGGTATTTTGAACGCATTATCGGCAATGGGCGTTGTAATGACAGAGGGAACTATCCAGGCTATTGCAGGGGCCGGCGTTGGTATTATTACTTTAATCTTAGTATTTATGAACGAAAAAAAGTAATGTGGGATAAAATTTTACAGTTAATTGACAGACTTGTTGCTATGTGGTTAGTCCGTAGGGCGACAAAATCAGAGGTATTACAAAAGGCCCAGGAGAAAATACTTGATGATGTTAAGAAAGCTAACGATATTCGTGATAGGAATAATGACACTGATTTTGATGAGTTGCTCAACAACACAGGTTCAATCGGATAGTTTTTGCATAGTAAGTAAAGATATACCTTTTGATCGCGAACTATTCAGGGAGGCATGTAAAAGCTATCCTAAGCTAGAACCCACATTTAGAGGCGTTATTAACCATAACGATGTAAGAGAGGGTATTTGTAATGAGCGAACTACAGATAATTGATAATAAAATAGAGCGGGTACTTGATACACAGAGCGAGATATTCAAAGAGATAAAAGATTTTCGTAGTGATTTTTCAGACCAAAAAATATCTTGTGAAAATCGTTTTACAAAAATAGAAATTAAAGCCAAAGTAGACAGTGGATGGAAAAAGAAAATATATAATGTTTTTTACGTTATTATCGGTGGCTTAATTACCTACTTAGGAAATTGGTTATTTAAATAAAATATTATGTTTTACTGTTTGTCAAATGTTTTTTTATTTATTTCTTACAGCCTTTGTGATTTCTTCATATTTTTCTTGTACTTTTTCTTTTTCTTGTTTCGAAAAGCTTGACTGAACATAGTTATCTCCACCAACCCTTATAATATCACCTGTTATCAGTTTAACATCGAATCCTAGATAAGAAGCACCATAGCCACTTGTTTTATCCTCTATATCGGAAACCCAACAAATACTTTTTACAACAACAGTTTTATTGTTCATTTTAACCTCTCTAAGCGTAACCTCGTCAGGGATTGCTTGTCTTTCTTTTACGATAGCCTTAGTTTTTTTAATATCTAAGTAGCTCAGTCTCCACATAAGCCTACCGATTAGTTCAGGAACTTTGCAATCTTTATCTTTGAACGTTGCTACTTCTTTTTCTATCCATTTTTTTACATCATTAATTTCCACATATTCCTTAACGCTCATAAGTCCCCCTTTTTCATTTCTTTTTTGGTAAATATACCGTTACGTTTCCATTCTTTGATATATTCAATATATTTTGGAGTTAGGATAGTGCCTATTTCTTGTAGTTCGGGCATTTCACAAGAACATATAATACCTATTCTATTACCTTTTAAGTCATATAATTCGTGTTCATTAAATGTATTACAATAAGGGTCAGAATTATAGTATTCAGTTACAACCTTGCCATTGTATAAATATATGGGTTCTTTTTCCGTGAAATATTCGTATTTATACTCAGTCATAAGCCCCCCTTTAGTGTTCTATCTATTTCCCTTGAAATTCTTTTTAAATGTGTAAGATAAGCTTTTAGCACACCTTCAGGAGTCCTATAGCATTTACTTAAAGTTTTTACGTCATCTATGTTGGTATATTTTGAATATGATAAATACCACATGGTTTTTAGTGTCATAGTATCATATTCACTTATTTCACCAATTTCTTTACCATTATCAAGAATGATATAATAATCTAGTCCACTAGAATCTTTATATTTTTTTGACAGTTTCATAAGTCCCCCTTAATTAGTGCCTGTTCTGCAAGTTCTTTTGTACGGTAAATATGTTTTTCTTGTCTTGTTGAAATATCCCCAATGGGCAAACTTAAAACATATGCATTTATTCTTTTTTCTATTTTTGTTTTTCTTACAATAAGTTCTTCTCTATCAAACAAATCTGCTATATCAGATATAACCCAAACCTCATCACCAACAGAGAACCCCTCGTCTATTGTCTTGGTTTCGAGGTTGTTGATTGCGTGTCTAACTTCGTATCTGACACCTGTTTGTGTACCTTTAACCCATGAATTATGTTCTATTGCTAGCTTTACGTCTTTCTTTTTTACCCATTCCATTACTCACTCTCCTTCTCTTTATTACAGTTACAACAGTTATTACAAATATGATCTGTGTCTCCCCAACCTCCACATGTTCCCCAACAAAAAACGGAATTACAAGTTTTGCAAAATCCATGATCTCCGCAATCTAAAGGTTTGCCACAAACACAACAGTCTCCTACATAATCAAAATCTTCTGTATATTCCATTACTCACTCTCCTTAACAATCTTTTCTATTCTTGAAATTTTATCTTTTAGTATTTTATTATGCATCTCTAATGCTTCTATTTTATTTTTACATCCTTTTGGAACCCACCACCTAAGTTCTCCGTATTCATTTTGGTTTCCAATAATTACTTTATCAAATTTGTTCCCCATATAATACCCATTACATAAACCTAATTGTACAGCATATAGATACCATATCCATTCGTCCTTTTCTTCTGTAGACATATTATCCACAGCGTTTTTGATTTCTTTCTTTTTGTCGGTTGTAAATTTATCTTCTATGTAATACACTTACTCACTCTCCTTTGCCTTTCTTATAATCAATATCTTTTCAATGCTTTCAGTATCTTTTATATAAACTTCTGGTACACAACAAACCATGTAATCTATACTATCTTTGTCTGTAATTACCTCAACCTCTTTCAATAGGCAGGAGGGGTGTATTTTGTTAATGTCTACTTTTGGGAACGTGCCGTTGTCAGTCATAGGCAAATTACTACATTCGGGAAATTTATAATCCTCTGGTGTTATGCCAAAAGGTTTATCGTATTCACCACTAAACGCATCAAAGCAATGTTCACAATCCCCGCATTTATCAATTACAACTTTATCACTTAGTCTTTTCATTCAATACCTCGTGTTTTAAAATATAAATTTTATTGTTCATTATCTTGTAAGTTATCTTGCAAGCAAAATCACCGTTTTTTGAAGCTGGATCACATGCTATAAGACTCCTTTTAAATATTAGCTTACAATGGTCAAGCATAGTTATTTTGGGTATTTCATAACTGAAAGGGCAAGTGCTATTCATTAGTCTTTTCATCTTGTAGCTCCTTTAATAACTCTGGGTTTTCGTATTTGTTGCCTATTATTTTCTGCTCGTTAAGACGTAGTACAAAAGATAGAAGTAAATCTCCACTCATTAACCCAAATTTATGTTCAGCCCAAACATTAGTTACACACCAAGTTCCTCTTGTTTCTGACCAAAAAACTTTTACTATAAGTTTTCCATAAACATTTGTTTCTTCCAATAAATCGTCTTGGTATATCTTTTTGCCGTTCTTGTCTTTGAATCCGGTGTATCTTACCAATATGTGATCTTTGTTAGATATTTTATGAGTTTTCAAGTCAATTAAGTCACCGCTTGGCAACAATGCCATTTCGTGAATTTCCCAAGTTTTATGATAATTGCACCATATTTTAAATTCACTCACCGCACACCTCCTTAAATTCTTATTTAAATAAGTTGAATATACAAACACCTAAAAAAACAATTATAACTATTACTAATTGTGTAACCAGTAACTTTGTATCTTTTTTAAATTTTTTATAGATTAGATTACTCACCGCAGACCTCTGATAAATCCGTGAGCCACTGTTCAGCATTTTCTCTGGCATGAACATTAACAACTCCATCTAAACTGTTAATAAGTTCTGCCATCTCCTTCGCCCTACCAAGCAAATTACGCATGGAGGCAAGCTCTGGTTTTGATATTATTACAGGTTTGTTCCAGAATAACCAATAATTAGTCTCCATATAATCAGGATTATCAATCATTTCTTGCGTAATAGTTACTTCATATATATTCATTTCATTTATCGATGACGTTTCACAAATTACAGAATAAACCGTCTTTCCAATATCTTCCTTATTAGCTGGCCTGTCTGCCAGTGATTGAAGTTTAGTCACTTAGTCCTCCCTGTATTATGTCTGTGTCCCAATTAAGCGGAGAATCCATAAAAATACAACCAGAACACAAAGCTGTGCTGCATTCTGTAAACGGACAATTCTCTGGTTCGTTAATATGTTTGTTACAAATATCTTTAATTTTATTTACTCCATATAAACTTCCAGCCATAAAAGCTTTTAGTCCAAATTTATGACTTCCACATTTTGGTTTATATTTTCCATCTGTTTCCCCATAAGTTTTTTTAAGCCATTCTTGAAATTGTGGTTCAACTGATTTTTTTGCTTTTTCTAGTTCTGTTAAGTGGTTATTTAGCTTACTCAATCTCTCACCCCCTGCTTATTTCTTTTATGAAGTCAGCCTCAAAATAATTACGTCTTATTTTAAGTGCTTCATGAGCTATAGACTTGATAATTTTACCTTTGGGTTTAAGTGGTTTTGTCCAGTCTGTTAGCTTTAAAAATTTTTCTCTTAGCTTTATCGCATCTTCTTTATTGTCGATATTGTTCATAACACACCATCCAGACTCTACATGCGTTATTGTGTAATTTAATTTAGATAAACTAAATTGTTTCTTTAAAACATGGTAAAGAACAGTTCTGTGGATAGCTAATCCGTCTTTTATTTCTGCATTTACTTTTCTTTTTACTTTGTCAGAAATAGAAACCTGTATTTTACTCATACATCCCCCAACGCTTGCTTGATTTTGTCGTGTAATTCTTTTGCTGATTTTCTATAGTTATCTGTAAATAAATCATCTTCTATTGATATGTATTCTACCTCTCTGTCAGCTTCCCTCAGCAACCCCTCAAGCTCTTTGATTCTGTCCTTTGCTTTCTGTAATTTTATGTCTTGAACCTTTTGAACTTCCTCTTTTGTCAATGCAAGTTCTTTCCACTGATTACGCTCATAGTCCAAGTCCTTACACCGCTGGCACTCTCCCATGTCCTGCCTAGCCTTTGTAAGTCCATCTTGAAATCCATTATTGTACTGCTGATCACAGCTCTGGCACTTCTCCTCAAGCTCTTTATTTTTTTCAATTAGTTCATGGTATGTGGGTGTCCTATCAAAGTTTTTCTCAAGCTCTTTCAGAAAGTGAAGAAACTTACTTGTTGTCATATTATATTTCTCAGCTTCTTTACACCGCTGGCACTCGCTGGCTGGCTCGTTGTCTATGGCTTCACTTGAGCTATCTAAAAAATCTTTGACTTTAAATGAGGTACTAATATTTGAACGTTTCTGAAACTCATCAATAATTATCTCCTTAACCCTTTCAACGCTTATTTGCTTACTCATCCCATTCCTCCCTTATTCTGTCTGTATATTCTTCCATCTCTTTATCAATAGCGTCTTGCATCTCATCGTAGTCGTCTGATTCCGGAGCCACATAGTAATCGTCGGGTATTCTAATCATTTTAAGCCTCCCCGTTCAAGTGGTCTATTATCTCGTGTTGTTTTTCGTAGAGTTCGCCTATTGCTTCTATACAGGCATATAAACCGCCATTCTGTAACTGTATATTAACAAAGTCATGTTTAAAAGAAGTTAAAGGCTTTATCTTCTTGGGCTGTTCCTTAATGTCTTCACCAACTAAAGAGTCTATGTATTTAGAAAATTCTAAATTATCAAATAATAAACTGGGTGGCGAAGGTCTATAATCTATACTAGACAAAGATCTCCAGCTTAAAAGCTCTCTCGCCTTTTCCTTTATCTTCTCAGCCTCTTGTCTAGTCATTGTCCACCTCACAATCTATGTAAATACGGTGCGTGTCCGGGCAGACTTTAGTATCATATGCTGTAGAAACATCTAAATCCGACTTTGCAAATAATATTTGCCTTTTGTCGTTTTTAAAGAAGATATAGCCTTCTCCGTCTTTGTTAACGCATGCTCTTTGGTAATAGCGTACAACCTTCTTTTTCTTCTTGTAGTCAGGGCAGTTACGACAACCATGGTTAAGCCCGTGCTTTTCGCAAGACATAATCGACCTAAATAACTTTTTAGCTTTTTCTGTCTGTGCTAGATAACTTTTGTCTAATAATTTGTAATGAGTACAGTCTTTCTTAATTTCAACAGGCAGCACGTCCGCTATCTTTTCAGCTTTCAAAAAGTCTAAAATGTTGGCTTCTGGTATGCCTTCGTCGTCTTCGGTTTTTGTTCCTGTAGTCAATACCTTCTCTCGAATTCCATGTCTATCCTCGTCGAAATAATTATACCATATATTATCAGGAGTTTCTAAATCTAAAATCTGAGTTGCTTTTTTACCAGTACTCCACCGAACACCCCACGACTCAAACTTACCCAATACTGCCCACTTTTCTACTTCGTTATTTACTCTTACAAAAAATTTCATTGTTTATTCTCCTTTTATTTTACCTTTAGCTAATAATACAGCTCTTTTATGACCTTCGATAGCTTCTTCATAAGTTGAATATCTTTCTTGATACAGATCGTGTTTACCGCCAAAGATCATAGTTTCAAAAACTAATGGTTTCCCACCTCCAAAATTATGATCTATCCCAAGAAAAATTGTAGAGACAAATACTTTTCCAAAAAACCAATAACGGTAGACATACTCTTGTTTTATTTTGTCGTGAGTAAATTCTATTGCAGAATTAACTTTAATAACCTTTTTGCCTTCTAATCTGTAATAGTTCATTGCGTTATTTACTATATTAGCGATACTATTTTCCATCGCCTTTGCCGAACCATTAGACCATAGCGTTTTATAATGGGTAAACATATCAATAGCTTTATAAATATTTACTAGCAATAGATGTTTGTAGCACTTACGGCAGATAACCCCGTTAGCTGTATACACAGCGATTATCTTGCCGTTATTAATAACCGGTTCCGAATCTTTCATCTCAAACTTACACCCGGATAAATCAATTTCTTTTTGGCATTCTAAACATTTGCTATTCACCGCTCACCCCCTTTTATAAAATATCGTGCTGCTTGTAATTTGCAACTTCTACGCAACAATCATCTTTAATTTTAGTAGACATTACGTCACTATCTGTTGTTTTGTTCTTACCGCATCTTCTACATTTATACACGTTAATACCTCTCAATTTGCCTATATGTTCAAACGTATCGTGTGAACAATTACTACAATATAACTGAACCATCTGTTCGTATGTGTCATATAATGTAGTGTCGTAAACTGTTGTATCTGTAACAACCACCTGTAACCTGTAAATAGAATCCATCATACTCATAAACACCCCCATGTTTAAATTTTATAAAAACATATTAAATTATAAAACAATATATTGCAATCTTTTTTTATATAAAAAAAAATATTATTTTTGCTTGCATTTATGAATTTATCTATATATAAAGTAAATATGAAGATACTCAAAAAAGAAAAAAAAGTTGGTATTAGTTTTAGGCTACCTAAAACTAAAAAGAGGTTACTTAAACAAAAATGTAAAAGACAAGGACATAAACAGCAAGATGTTTTAGAATATCTTGTAGACTTGTTTTTAAATGATGAAAAGAGGAGTTGAGGGATGGTTAAAAAATTCAACTTATCTGATATAAAGGATAAAAAGAAAGTTATTTTGTTATACGGTTCTCCCGGAACGGGAAAAACAACAGCTATAGGAAAGCTGAAAGGAAAAACGTTAATTATAGATGTTGACGAAGGGGCTTATGTTCTTGATAAAAAAAATAAAAACATAGAAATCTGGACACTTGAAAAAGATCTAAGTGACCTAAAGAATGTTTTTGAAGATTTAGAAAAAAAATGCCCTTATGATAACATTTGTCTTGACAGTATTTCTACATTAGAAAAGAAAATGCTTACATTGTATGGTAGAAGTGGAAGGAATGACGGAGCACCTGAAATGCTACATTATAGTAGAACTGGTTTTAAACTTGCTGATTATTTTAATAGACTAATTGATTTGCCAGCTAATATTATAATTACAGCATGGGAGAGAAAAGAGGAAATAATTAAAAAGAACGGAACTAAATTTAATAGAGTTATGCCTTTACTTTCTGGAAAAACCCCAGAATATATTATGGGTATTTGTGGCTTAGTTGGTCATGTAGAAATTTCAGAAAAAGAAGAAACAGCAGGAGAAAGATATATCCGGCTTGACAAAACAGAAGAAATTGACGCAAAAGATAGGTACGATAAGCGTATTTATTGTAAAGTAGAAGATTTAATTTTATAAAAAAGGAGTGGAGGATTTATTATGACATACTATGAATGCAATGATTGTTGTTATAAAGGAGAAAACGCAGAAAACGCAGAAAATGGAATCTGCCCCCAATGTGGCAGTGGAGATTTAATACTATATAAAGGAGAAGAATTATGATTGAATTTGAATTTGACGAAACGCAAGTAGAGGAAATTAGCTATAAACCAATACCGGCAGGATCACATAGGATCAGGGTTGATAACATTACATTAGAGGAAAGCAAAGCAGACGATCCAATGTATAAGATTGTTTTTGATGTGTCTGGAGAGAAAAGCAAGCTATTCCATTATATAGTATTCTTTAAAGACCCTGCAAAACGTAAATACACACATACTAAGCTGTCTTATATCTTTAAGAGCTTTGACGGTATTACAAAGGATAACTTTAAAAATCTTGAAGTATGGCTTGGTAAAGTTGGGGCTGGAATGGTTGTTCATGAAGAATATAACGGCAACCTAAATGCTAAAATTAAATATTTTATTAGTAAAGAAGATGCAAAGGAATTACCAGAATGGGTTGAAGGTAAACAACCAGAAATAAAAAAGATAATGAATAATAAAACAAACGAAGATATACCGTTCTAAAATGAACATTAATAAACTTGAGCAAGCCGAAAACTATATATTTACCAAGGGAAAACACAAAGGCAAAAAGCTTGCTCAAGTTATTAAAGACGATTATAAGTATATTGAAAATATACTCTACAGCAACGATTACAGCAAATCAGAAATAAAAAAACATATTCAAACAATAATGTATCAGGGATTATTTAGATGAGCGAACAACACGAACAGTTTAAAACAGCAACATTCTTAAGAGAAGAATATCCCGATGTGTTATTTACTTCTTCTATAGCAGGATTAAAACTACCTAAGCATAAAGGTGCAAACCTAACTGCTTGTGGTTATTTAGTAGGAACACCTGATTTAATGATATTTGAGGCTAGAAAAAACTATCATGCTTTATTTATTGAGATGAAAACAACAAAAGGTAAACAATCAAAAGCACAAAAGGACTTTGAAGCAATAGCAACTAGCAAAGGTTATTTATATAAACTTGCTTATGGACACGAACAAGCAATAGAAATAATAAAGGATTATCTATAGTGAGAATGTTTAATAATGATCCAAAAACTATGTGTAGAAAACACTTACTAGGCGAACATGGAGAAATTCATAAATTCAGACATAATTTTATAAAAAAACATAACATGAATAAACGAATACAGTTAGGACAAATTAAACCATCACAAATGAAACAACGCCATGATTTACTTTCAAAAGAAATGCTTTCAAGAGGATATAACCACAATAGTTCTTATGAACAACCTGATATAAATTATCTTACAGAAAAAGAAAAAGAACTAATGAATAGTTTTGATAAATGCAAGGAGTGTTTAGATGTCTATAACAAGATATTATACTAATAATAAGTACGATGTTGTAATGTTTCCGATTAAAGACAAAACAGTTATAGAGCGTAAAGACCATACAGGGGAAACTATCAGAGTTACATTCAACAAACAGTATCAAGCGTTTAATTTCTTAGCACAAAAGAAGTATAAATTATATCGTTTGACATTGGATTAAACAAGGGTATTATCTTAATATATGTGGGAAAATCAAAATAAATTAATTATAGCAACGTTGCACTAATGGGGCGGTGATAGTATCCTATCCCACATAGGCTATCACTGTCCCTATATTCTGGTGGTGGAATTATGTCTGACATTTTTCAAGAAATAAAAAATCAAATTACATGCATACAATACGCAAAGCAATTAGGCTGGGATATTAACAAGTCAGGTGATAGGACTTATTCTTTAGATAAAGGCTCTAACAAGACCTGTTTAGTTATTAATGATGATTGCTGGTATGATTATAAAACTCTTAAAGGTGGTGACGTGATTGACTTATCTGCCCAAGTTAATCATGGTGGCGATAAGGCAGGAGCATTAAAAGAATTAAAGTTTTTATTAAATATATCTTCCAATACGCAAGAATATGAAATCTGGAAAGACTATACACAAAATCTTTGTAATACTATTCAGAAATGGCATAAACAGTTAGAACAAGAACATTATACATATTTACAAGACAGAAAAATAACAGAAGAAACAATTAATAAACTTAAAATAGGATATAATAAAGGTCGTATAATCGTACCATATTTTAAAAATAGTTATGTAGCTTACTGGATTGGTAGAGCTTATAATAATCAAGATCCAAAATATTTTAAACCCAAAAAAGATGGATTAAATGAAAATATAATTTGGGGCCTTAATACATTAGATATTAATAAGCCTTTAGTTATTACCGAAGGGGTGTTTGATGCAATATCAGCATATCAAGAGGGTTATTCTGTATTATCTAGTATGGGCGGTCATTTTTCAAAAGCTCAATTAAAGAATCTTATACAGATATGTAAAAACCATGATGATATTATAATCTGTTTTGATGCAGACGAAGCGGGCCAGTCTTTTAATTTAAAACTGGCAAGTATATTTTTAAGTAATAGAATCAAGTTTAATGTAGCAATTCCAGAGCATGCAAAGGATATAAACGAATATTATATTAAGAACTCACATTTAAACTTTATGCAAAACAAAATAGATGGAATACAATATATTTGTGAGAAAACCCAAGACCAGGCAGAATTTAAAAAAGTAATCAAAAAGATAGGTAGATTCATTAGTAAGACTGATTTAGTCTTGATATTTGAAAAGGTAAAAGAGAAATATCCGAAAGCATGGTTGAACGAACTTAAGAAACAAGCTTTATCACCTCCAACAGAATATTATATAACAGAAGAAATAAAGAATAAATATAATATAAAATATCATCCACAGTTAGGCTTTTATGAGTATCAAGATGGTTACTGGCAGAAAAAAGAAAAGGAAGAAATCAAAAGTAAGATTAAAAAGGAATTAGGTTATTATTCTACAAGTAACAAGGTTAATGCAATTACTAATTTATTATCAATAGAAACTGTTACAACTAAGATATTTAATCAAGAGCCTGTTATTAATTTTAAAAACGGTTTATTGTTAATAGAGACAGGAGAATTTATCAAACACGATCCGTCATATAATACATCAATTCAATTAGATTATAATTACATTCCTTCTTTATATTCTGATAAATGGCAGAAGTTTTTACAAGATATAACAATGAACGATACGCAAAAGATAAACCTTATTCAAGAGATGTTCGGGTATGTATTATTTAATGATTGTAGTTTGCAAAAATGTTTTATCTTAATGGGTGAAGGGTCAGACGGTAAGTCAAAGTTATTAGATATATTAAGTTATATGTGCGGACTTGAAAATATTACAGCTATTGAAATGAGTTGTCTTTCTGAACCATTTCAAAGGATTAGTTTAATTAATTCTATGGTTAATATAAGTTCTGAAACTAATACGGAAGTTAATCAAGCATCACAGATATTTAAGCAAATAGTAACAGGTGATTATATTAATGCTTGTTATAAGGGATTAGACTTTGTTACTTTTAAATCAAGGGCCAAAATGATAATGGCATCAAATAATTATCTAAGGTCCAATGATATATCACATGGACTTGACCGGAGAATAATATTTATTAAATTTCCTGTAAAGTTTTGCGAGAAACCTATTTTTGACAATGAAAAGGAAGCAGATCCATATATTACAGAAAAGATACTTCCAGAGTTACCAGCAATATTCAATTGGGCCTATGATGGATACAGACGGCTTTTAAAAGAAAAAAAGTTTACTAGTATTAATGATGAAGAAGAAGTAAGAGAGGAGTTCAGAGAGCTTAATAACCCTATATATGTATTTATTAATGAATTAGAGTTAAACGCCTTTGAATCCGAACAGGATTTTATCGAAACAAAAGTATTGTATGATAAATACAAAGATTGGTGTAGAGATGTTGGAAGGAAACAAAAGAGTTATACTAAATTTTCAAGAGATTTTAAATCAACTGCATATTCATATTTTCGAGATAGATTAGAGTTTAAACGTACTGAAAACACAAGGGGATATGTCCTTAAAGAAATTTTTTAATGACACATCCTGACGCATTAATAATTCCTTAATAATCATGATTGTAAAAAGTTTAGTAAAATTTTATATAGTATGTAAAAAGTATCCGTCAGAATGCGTCAGGAAGCGTCAGGTAAGAGTCAGGAACTTTTTTAATGATATTATATATTTATATTATACTGACTCTTATGACGGATATAAAATTAAAATATAAATATAAAAAAAATAACAAAAAATACGTTAAAAATATAATATATAGAAGGAATAGGGAAAACGGTTAAAATGCGTCATATCCGTCATGAGACATTTTTAGGGTTGATTGGCATAAATATTGCATACAAAAATATTGGGCTTGAAATATTTATTTTATGGATTGACAAGTTTAGTAAGTTTTGATATTAATATTTAAGTGAGACATTTTTGATACTCCATTCCCATCGAGAAAACAAAAAGTTTAAGCCCCTGGATAAGCTGGGGGCTTTTTTATTGACATTTACGTTACGCTATAATAATATAAACGCATGGAAACACTAGAAAAAGTAAATAATATCTCCCGGGTTCTCAGAGAAATACAAAGTATTAAATATGATTTCTCTAAAAACGGGTGCGATCATTGCAAAGCAGACGAACCGTACTTTGATGGCACGATGGTTATTTGTAAGTGCAAATTGTGTGATGCGATACTTGCAGCGCAAAGGGTTGAATTATATCATAGCTCAGAAGCCGTGATTTCAATTCTGAGGGGTTTTAATTAAAAAATGGTATCCTAGTATACCTTGAGCAAAAAACGTCTCACAGAACGTACTACAGGCTTTTTACAGGATTTGCTTGTATGAGTCTTTCGTTAAGTCATTATTCTTGATAGTATACCACCATTTACCGTTATCCGGTTCTAAGATTGCTATGTAGCCGACAGATATGTAAGTCTCTATTCCGTTATTGTCGAATCGTTCAAATCCTAAATTATTAAGGCTCTCTCTTAACCTTTCCGCTTGCCATTTATCAACTTTTGTACGTTCGTTCATTTTATACCTCCTATGTAAATAGTTATAATTATTATACTTATAGTGTATAATAAGACGACTAAGCAGGTAACTATTATTTCCGATACTTTCATCTTCATACCTCCATTTAAAAAAGAGACTGAGCCGAAGCCCAGTCTCTTAGTCTAGTTATTTCCAAGTTTTATCAAGTCTTAACCCGAAAAATGTTCTTAAATAAAAATCCTGGTATTTATCCCAAAAATAAGCAGCTAATAAACAATTTTTACTGCTCATAAGCGATAAAGGCATCATAAGAGGTTGTGTATATTCTGTAATCGGTTCAGGAGAATCAACAGTATATACAACATCTTCGATGTGTTGGTTTGAGATCTCATCAGCTACAGCGTGCCTGAACTCATGTAGGATAATAATAAGTCGTTCCGTATCTGTAGCGTAATCGTTGAAATTATCAGAGTTAATGACTATCACTCGCTCTGTACCTACCGGAAAAGTTAATCCGGCTTCGGCCATAGGCTCACCGTTAAGTAAAGCCTGCCCCTGTTCGCTATCAGACCAAGTAACATCAACATACTGCATTCTTTCGTAAAATAGTTCGGCTCCGTATTCCATGGACAAATTTGCAACGCTATTAACGTAAATGTGAAGTTTCGGATCAACTACACCGGGTGTCTTGTCGTTAAATCCGATTTTGCTACCACAACCGATAAAAAAAGAAAGGCTACAAGCTATTATTATAAATTGTTTTTTAATGCTTATTTTACCTCTCTTTTTGATGTTTTCTGCAAGTTTGGGGATGCCATCAATAACCCCTGCGATTGTTAGATTTTCCATTTTTTTACCTCCATAAAGTTTTTAGAGTTTTAATTACTCCATAAGCAGGCCGTGAAGCCTGCCTAGTAATAATTAAAGTTCAATATTTTTCCAATAAGATTTCTTGTGACCATATTCATTCTTAAACTTGTAAGCAACTGCCTTTTTTGCCAGTATTTCCGGATTTTTTTCTTCTTGCAAATTTTTAAGCTGTTCTTTTGTCAAGAAGATACACCAACCACCTATATTAAGTTTACCAGTACTTGTTAAGTGTCCCTTGCCGTGCTTACCTGCGTCAAAGTGTTTTACTAATTTTTCCATTTCTTCACCTTCCTTTTTTTTAATTAATTTCTGTAAGTACATAAGCTGGTTTCATTTCAATTGTATCAAAGCAGCTATCACCTCTTCTTTTTTGTCTTTTCATTGATTCCAAATAATTTCTTGCAGGATTCAAAGCAGAAAATCTTGCGACTTCTTGTTCACCGTCAAAGTACCTAGCAATTACTAAATAACCTTTCTGTTCTTTTTTAAATTCTTTTCCATTTCTTGTTACTTTTTCCATCCCTTTTCCTCCCTTTATTCGTTTCACACTTAATATATAAGCAATCTGCGTGCCAACTACAACACAACTTGTTACAATTAGTCAAAGACCAATACTGCAAAGGGCTACAAGGGAAAACAAACAAGTATCTGATAATATTTTGGTTAGTCAAAGTAACACATAATGTCACCGATTTCTTAACAATATTTTAATACTCGACAGCTTAATCAATACTATAAAGGATTACATCAAGTGACAATATTTGTCTTAACAATATGACAAAATGCGGCATAGAGTTGTATATATTTTTTCTTGACATAATTGTATTATAGCATTAATATATAGTCATGCCGATATACAATTATACTTGCCAGGATTGCGGTTATAAACAGGAAGTAATAACTTACAAAATTGAGGATAAAAAATACAACTGTAAAAAGTGTGGTTCTGTAATGAAAAAAGACATCGCAATTCCTGCTATATCCCGGCTAGGTAACAGTTTGTATGATAACAGCCGAGATATACAAAGGGGACTTGAAGGGAAGCCATATAAAGGCAGATACTTTGACGAAGATAACACATCAAACATGGGATGAAAATAATGACTGACTTAAATGAAGCAAAAGAAAAAATAGACAATAATTTAAAGAACTTGCACCAAAAACTTGTAAATCATAAAGCCGGTAAAGAGCAGATGTCAGTTGTAGACTTGCTAGAAGCCGCGGATAAACTCATCACGCATCTTGCACAAAAGGTAAGGGTATACGAAAAGAATATGTTAGTCGCAGATAGAGAGATAAAGAAACTCAGGAAGAAAAAAGAAATCGAGGTAGTAAAATAATGTCAACCGGTGGGATACCAATCTATAAAACAGCCAAAGAACTACAAGAAAAGATAGACGAATACATTAAACTGCACCCGATGGTAACAATCACAGGTCTTTGTTATTATTTGGGTTTTTCTAGCAGGCAGTCATTCTACGACATGGAGAAAAGAAAAGAACTAGCTTACACTATAAAAAGAGCCAGGTTGATGATAGAGAATTCATATGAGGAATCACTAAGGCTAACAGGTAAATCAAGTGACATCTTTGCACTTAAAAACTTCGGGTGGAAAGACAAACAGGAAATAGACCAGACAAACAATAACATCAACATGACATACGAAGAATACCGGGATAAACTAGAACAAGAGAAGAAGAAAGCCAGGGAAACTAAGACTACAGAGGAAGAAGAGATATGAGTGTATTAGATATACTTAACAGGATGTTTAAGAAGAAACCACACCAGTGTGAAGTGTGCAAGACTATCAAGAGTTACGACAAACAGGGCAATGCACAGTATTTTACCCCTCTTGGATATGAAAGATGCGTTAAATGTGTTGAGGACGTGAAAAGTCAACTTAACGGAATAGCGACTAAAACGGTCACAATCGCTCACGGGCTGGATAAAAAGGATTTATCGTATAATGATAAGTAAAGAAGATGCAAGGGAGATAAGGCATTGTATATCCTATTTATTTGGGATAGCATTTCCCAAGGTCGGTACTCCTGGTTGGTGTGCAAACGTTGATTACTATCGGAGTGTTATGGATTTAGTAAACTCCATTACCGAACCGGAGAAAATAAATATTAAAACAGCCGAATGGATGCCGGAAGATGCAGCTTACTTAGTTGGAAAAGACAAAGAACATTCTTATATCCTTAAAAACATGGGCAAAGTGACAGGTGAAGTTGATATTGAAAACAATAAAATACTTTTTACCAAAGATGCCACTTATCAAGAGAAACAACCCGAACCAGAGAAGGCAATAGAACAAATAACAGGGGAAAATGAGGTTGTGGAAGATTTGAAAGAGAGAATAGCAGAAAAGAAACCAGAGAAGATAGAGCCTTTGGAAGACATACTAGAACCAGATCAAAAACATGACAAGACCCCAGAGTATGAGATTACAAGAGGTTTAAAAAAGATAAACGAAATAATAAAAAATATAAATGATAGACTATAATTTCTTATATTCCCAGGGTGAGATCGCAGACTGGTATCTAAGAGACAATCAATTCCGGTTATATAACTTACTAACAGACAAGATAGATGTTGTTACCAGTTGTCATAGAAGATATGGTAAAGACTCGGTTGTATTAACATACGCAAGTGAAGAAGCAGTTAAGCATAAGGACTTTATCATTCGTTATGGCGCACCTACTGTTAAGCAGGCTTATGAGATAACGGACTTTCTATTTACTAAGATATATAAATACGATCCTACACAAAGACCACAGTACAAAGATAAGGGCAGTTATTGGGAATGGTATAACGGTTCTAAGATGTACCTGTTTGGAGGTAAGGATAGGGTTGAGGTAGAGAAGGGCCGTGGTGTTGAAGCTAATATTATTATACTATCTGAATTCGGGTTCTTTAAGTATAGGCCGGAGTATTTATTAACAGATGTCTTAGGTCCACAGTTAGATACAACTAAAGGTCAGTTGATAATAGTTAGTACTATACCGGATGATATCACTCATGTTTATATCACAAAGCTAAAAGAAGCGGTAAAAGAACGTAGGGCGTTTGAGTGGAACTTGTTAGATAGTTACAGGACTGGTACAAGAACAATGTCCCAGATGAAGCGGATTATTAAAAGATGCGGGGGGACAAAGAGTGATAGTTTCTTGCGTGAGTATATGTGTAAGCTTGTACCAAGTAAGGGTAGGTTGATTATTCCGGAAGCACAGGATGAAAAGCTATGGGTTGGAAAGCAGGAAAGACCAGAGCATTTTGATGGTTACGAAGTAGCGGACTTAGGGTTTAGGGATCATACAAGTGTAGTCTTTGGATATCTTGACTTTATGAAAGCCTGTGTTATAGTAGAGGATGAGTTATGGTTTAATTACTCATCTACTAAGCAGGTTGTAGAGAAGTGGAAACCCAAGAGTAAAGAGATAAAGTATAATAATCCTAGGAAGTTAGCAGATAACGAAATGCAGCAGTTAGCGGACATGAATAGAGATCATCAATGGGCGGTAAGTCCTATTGTTAAGCGTAAGGACAATCAGACGGACAGGAACTTTCTGGATAGTGTTATTAATAATTTAAGGGTAAAGATGTCTCAGGGTAAGTTGTTGGTAGATAAGGACAAATGCCCCAATTTATATAGTCAGTTGAAGTTTGGGATATGGAATGAGAGAAGGACGGACTTTGAACGCTCAGATGAAATGGGTCATTGGGACGCAGGTATGGCGTTGTGTTACCTAGTGGACAATATCAACTGGACAAAGAACCCATATCCTTTGTTGCCAGATGGTGTCAATCCCTGGTCGCATTTCATAGAGCCGGAGTTATTGAACAAGCCGTCAGGCGGTTATGATAAGTTAGCTAAGATATTGAAGAAGAGGTAAGACATGAAGATACCAAAAGAGTTTGCAGACTTAATAAAAAATCAGATAAAAAAGGAGAGAAACCCAGTTGAAGACGCTAGTTTTTTTGATTATTTAGATTTTATAACAGTGGATAGGAATTGTGATAATTGCGGTAATTGGATGACGACTCAGGATGATAAAGGTACGCAATGCAAATATCACAAAACGTGTCTGTCTTGGAGTTTTGGTTATCGACCAGGTTGGGTAGCTAAAGAAGATGTGACTTGTGAACGATAGCAAAAAGAAAAGATTTTATGATAAAATGAATAACAAAAAGCATGTTCATAGTGGTATATCTAACGAGACGTGGGAGGCAGGCTTGTCTGTATATGATAAACTAGAGATTCACATAAGAGAAAACTTACCGATGTACACAGAGGGTTTAGCTATCGCAAGTGGTATTACGAAAAAAGAAATCCTAAAGAAAAAATAAAATAACTGTTGCAATTAAGTTACAGTGTGGTATTATTGATACATGTGTCACAGATGATACACATGGGGGTCTTAGTTGCCAACTGTAGAATACCGTTTTAGCAAAAAGGGTGAAGAACTATCACAAGAAGTATTAGACGCTGTATCATCATTTCAAGACCATGTAATTGACAAAGGTTACGCACGGTCATGGCTTAAAAATCAGGATTATATCGAAGGTAAGTATTTTGAAGTCTATCCAGGGGATGACATTCTTGATGTAGGCGAGCAGGGAGAATTCAAAGCTACTTTCTTTAATCATTTCAGAAATTTCTATACACATATGTACAATCAGGTAACGGCTAACACTCCGGCATTTTCCTGTTCAAGTGCCAATACGGACTTAGAGTCTAAGCGTGCCACGCAGGTTGGTAAAAGGATTGTAGATCATTACCATAAAGTCAAGCGATATGAAGACAAGATAAACGGTACCACTAAGAAAGGAATATGTCACGGTGATGGTTATTTAAGTCTTGAGTGGAACCCGTTCGCAGGTGAAAAAAAGGGTAAAGACAAAGATAAGTATATTTATAATGGGGATTTTGAAGCTAATATAAGGACTGTATGGGATGTGTTCTTTGATTATAACAAAGAAAATAAAGACGATTGGCTATGGTGTATCTTTAGAACACGCAAAAACAGGTATGATGTAGCTGCCACGTTTCCTAACAAGAAAGATGAGATACTAGCGATTAATGACTACAGGAACGGTGACAGGTATTGGGAATTTAAGAACGGTAAGATAACAGACAGGGATGATGAAAGTGACGACATATGGGTTTATAGTTTTTATCATAAACCAACACCAGCAATGCCAGAGGGTAAGTATGCTCTTGTAGCAGGTGATAGTAATAGTAAGTCTGTTAATCTATACGAAAGTAACAAATATTTATATTTAGATAGACTACCTTTATTTAATTTAAGTCCAGATGAGTACATGACGGAATGTTTTGGTTTTACTGACATGAACTCTATCCGTGGGCCACAGCAGTTAATGAATATTGTATTGAGTACGATAACAAGTAACGTAATAGCCGCAGGTGCGCAGAATGTATATGCAGGGCCTAGCGGTAGTAATGTTGATATAGAGTCTACGGTTAATGGCCTTAACTTCTTTTACGGTGATGTAAAGCCGGAGGTTATTGATTTCTATAGGGATAATACCGGCCTTGATAGTTTAATACAATTCTGTAAGTCTAACATGGAGACTTTAACAGGGCAGAATAGCGTTGTAAGGGGTGATGTAGCCGGTGCACCTAATTTAAAGTCAGGTGTTGCCATTGCAACAGTTATCAACATGGCGTTTCAATATTCTATGGGGCTAGTCAAGTCTTATAACAAGATGTTTGAAGATGTTTATACTTTTATTATTGATGTCTTAAAAGTAGTCGCAGATAGTGAAAGGTTGCTTGAAATAGTAGGTAAACGTAGGGAAAACGATGTCGAAAGTTTTACTCGTGATGACATAAGGCAAATATCCCGTGTTGTAGTTGAAAGGGTAAACCCTATCAGCAAATCATATGCCGGTAGTATAGAAATAGGCATGGAGTTATTAAAGATAGGGCATATAACCCCGGATCAGTTCTTTGATTTAATTAATAACGGAAACATAGACTTTGCAACTGAGAACAAAGAAAGGATGATGGACTTAATCACAGCGTATAAAGATGCGTTGTTAGAAGGTGTGCAGGTTCCTGCGGTTCCTGGTATTAATCATAGATTATTCATGCAGGAGATACAGAGTTTATTATTTGACATGAATATACTAACCAATCCGGAGAAAGCTCCTATATTACAGAATATATTAAGATTACTAAATGAACAGATGCAATTTGTCAGGAATGGCGATGAGGTTGCAGAGTATATATACGCAGGTCAAATCCCGCCCCCACCAGGGCAGCTAAATAATAGCGGCGGGTTACCGCCAGCAATGCAAGCACCCCCACCACAGGGTGCGCAAGGAGCACAACAATGACAAAAGAAGTACAGGCAACCATACCTGAACAAGAGACACAGGAAACACAAGAAGAAACACAAGAGACAGAAGAGACTGTCGAAGCCACACCAGCATCGGCAGAAGAAACAACGCAAATTAACTTAGTTGAATCATTACAGAAGAGCGGAGATATCCCAAAAGGTGTAGAGCCGTTCCAGGATGAAAACGGTAAGTTAAAGTTTGTAATGCCTATTAACGGGCAGAAGTATATTGTTAATTTTAATCAATTATTAAGTGGATTTAATTTAAACACAGCGGGGGAGATGAAATTAAGAGAAGGTAAAGAAATGGAAAAGCGTTTCAATGCCTTACTTGATGACATACACTCTGGAAATCCTAACGGTAAGAAGAACTTAAAGAAGTTTCTTAAGCAGTTAGATTATGACTATGGTTCTTTGGGAGAAGAGTTACTTAATGAAGTTATCGAAGAAAGCCAGATGTCCGATGCAGAAAAGAAACTAGTAGCCAGAGAAAGAGAGATAGCGGAAAGAGAAGCTAAATTAAAAGCCAAAGAGGAAGAGGAAGAGGACAAGAAACAGCTAACAGAAATACAGCAAAAACAGCAGGACTATTCAACCCAAGGTATTAATGCAATGAAGAGTAGAAACCTTGATGATGTTGACCCGGAGGTTAAGACTATCTTAATGAAGGGTATGTTTAACAAGATGTTTGAGGCAAAACGAGTAGAGTATGACATAAGTGCTTTAGATGCTCTTGATGATACTTTAGCTGAGTATGTTTTATTGCTTAATAATTTAAGTAAGCTGTATTCTAAGGAACAACTTAAGAGGACTTTACCGGAAGGGTTTAAAAAGCTCGTTATGGAATTATCACTTAATGAAGACATACCGCCAGTTGGCGGGTCTATTCAACCAGGAAAGGTTGAAGTAGAACACACAGAAAGGAAGAAACCCAAAGCTAAAAAGATATTACTTAGCGAATGGAAACCGACATTATAAAGGAGAAAATAAATGCCAGCACCAACAAGTTCAAATAGTTTGACTACATTATCGGGTTGGTTTAAAACGGCGTATGCCGATGAAATATTAAACCTTATCCCTGATAATGTACATTATGCAAGGGAAGCAAAACCCGTTTCTAAATCAGCAAAAACAGGTGGAGATTATTCTCATCCTGTAACATTAACAAGTGAACAGGGCATAACAAAAGCACCCTCAGGTAGTGGAACGTTTCCGCTTAACCCTCCGATTGCTATGGCTACACGTCAGGCGATACTTGCACCTTCTAACTTTATCTTAAGGTCAGGTTTTGACTATGAGACATTAACAAGACTAGAAGGTAAAAATGCTTTCGTATCAGAGACAACAGAACCGGTTAAGAATATGATAGATAGTGCTTATTTCTATCAGGAAGCGGATATCATGTGGGGTAAGTCAGGAGTTGCAACAATACTAGCAGCCGGTGGAGCGCCTACATATACAATTACAGTAGCAGAGTTTGCACCTGGTTTATGGTGGGGTTCTGAAAACAGAATGGTAACAATATATTCAGCAGCAGGAGTTTTAAGAGGAACTGACTGGATATCAAGTTATGTAATGACACCGGGAGCGCCTAGTTTTACAACCACAGCAGCTATACCAGGAGTTGCAGCAGGTGACGTTGTTTATTTCGGTAATGGTGGAGCAGTAGCGGAAATGAACGGATTGCATCAGTACATGACAGCCGCTGGTATATTTTTAGGAATTAACCCTGCTACTTATCAGTTATGGGCCGCCGGTGCAGCTACACCAGTAGCTGGAGCATGTTCTTTTAACATTATTCAGACTGCTATAACAACAGCTTATCAAAGAGGTTTGGGAATAAAAGAGAAGGGCGTTGAAGTTGTACTTAACCCAAGAACTTGGACGACATTATCTAATGATGAAGCAGCTTTAAGAGAATATGACGCATCGTTTAAACCTTCAATGTATGAGAACGGCGCAGAGGATATTAAATTTTATAGTGTTGCTGGCCCTGTTAGAATTATAAGTCATCCAATTATGAAACAGGGGTACGGTTTTATTCACCCGCCAGCAAGTAAATGTATGTACAAAGTAGGTTCAAGAACAGAGCCGACTTTTGACATACCAGGAGCAAACAAAGGACAAGAGTATTTACAGACAATGCCTAATAACGCAGGTGTTGAGACAAGATTATTTTGGAATAATGCTCTATTCTCAGGAAAGAGAAGTCAATTCCAGTTAATGACAGGTATCGTTAACCCGTAAGGTTTTAATGTTGTGGGGGGTGTTAATTCATCCCCCGCAGTTTAAGGGGGTTTAAATGACAGTTGCTGTAGCAGTTAAAGGTGTAGCTTACACACTAGCTCAAGACGGAGATCAGGATTACGGTGCTTATATGACATCGCTTATTAATGCGATGATAAACGCTATCAATAATGCTCCATTACAAACGAATGTTCCGCAATATGACGCTGTTGTAAGTAATGATGCTACAAGACGGACACACTCTGATATCGAGGCGGTAATTGCAGACGGTGCAGTAGCAGCGGGTAGTAACGTACTGGTAGATGGAGTTACATTTACACAGAATACAACATTGAATATAAGCAAGAAATTATATATATACGGATTAGGGAATAGTACGTTTGAAGCAGGGGCTGGATTAGGAGCTAATCCTATAATACAGTTTTCAGTAAGTGGGAGTAGGTTCCAGGGTATCGCCTTAGATGCTAACGGTAATAATCCGACATATGCTGTGCAGGTAGACGCAGCGGTTATGGATATATGTATTGATATAGAAATAATCGGAGCTTTTTCAACAGGAGATATAGACAATCAAAGTGTTGCGACTTCTTTAGGTGGATTTGTAAAGTCTTTAGGTGGGAACTATACATTGCCTCCGGTGATAGTCGGAGATGTAAGTTACGAGGTACAGGATTTCAGAGCGGTTGATGCAGTAGGTACAGCATTGCAGCAACAGGCGGGTCATGTATGGGATTATACAGATTTAGATAGTGAGTTTGTGGCTTGGATTACGTTAGCTTATTATCGTTTTGCCAACGGTGCATTAACCACAGATGATGTGGGCGCTTTCGGATTAACACAAGTAGGTGCTCCGGTGAATACTAACGGAATAATGGGTACGGCATATGCTGTAGATTTAGACGGAGCAGGTGACTATTTTCATGTTGATGGTTTATTAGATTCACCAAGTACCTTAGTCAATGGTATTGTAATCTCTTTTTGGTTCAAGGCAGACGACGGACATCCGGCAGCTACACAGTACATATTTGAAAAAGTTAATATACCAGGTACTGATTTGATGAACTTTGTTATAAATACTGATGGAACGATGGAATTTGCGGTAACGATAGGTGGCTCAAGTTTTAGTTTAATATCCAATTCTGTATTACCTAACGGAGTTACAGACTGGTATTATGTAGCAATACCTATTTCGTTATTCGGCTATTCATTATATATAAATGGAGGGCAAGAAGGTTCACATCCTTTCGGTGGATTTATTGCTGACGATGCTGGTGCAGGGACAGATTTTTTTATAGGTGATACTTCTGCTACTGGTAGTGAATTTGCTGGACTGATAGCTCAGTTTATCGTAGCAGATGCGATGATGTTACAAGATGAAGTTGACTTTATGGCTTCTACATTAATATTAGAGCCTTTAGCTATCAGAGGTACAGAGTACTTGGCTGTTGAGAAAAAACATCCAGGAGGTCTGCCATATTGCGAACATCAAGACATATTGCCTATAGTCGCCAAGTATAATAATTATATATACAGACAGGGTTTTGTTTATGATCCGGCCGATGAAATCAAAATTGTAGCAAAGAGGGGTGGATGATGAAAAGACCTTTTTATAAATATGCTTACTTGACTTCTACGTGGTCAGTCACGGCTGGTTGGGGTACTACAACAAGTTTAACTTTAAGTATTCCGAAAGAAGGGTTCTATGAAGTAAAAGCAGAAGGTACGGCTTTTGCAAACGCAGCAAACTCAGACGTAGATTTAAGATTGAATTATGGCGGAGGGTTTGGAACAGGTGTTCCTAATTCAAAGAGGACAATAGACATGGTAACTCAAAATGTTCGTGTTCCTTTTAGTATTTCTACTATTGTTTATCTTAAAGCAGGAGAGAATTTATTTTTAGAGGCTGACGAAAACGGCGGTGATGTACAGATAGAACAGCCAACTTATATAATGATAAAAGAACTATGGGAGTAGTTATGGAAGACAAATTATTTAGAATATTAGCAGATAACGCAAATAACACAAAAGTATGTTACGCAAAGGTATCTGAGTATATAACAGATTTACTTGATAGATTAAAAGAGAAAAAAACAGTCAAAAAGACTGTAAAGAAAAAGGAGGAATAATATGGCAACTCATTATGCAAGTAAAGAGTTTACACGGAATCAGGGTGCATATGACCGAAAGCAGTTTGCTACGTATGATTTAACAACTACTTCTACCATACATGGCGGGGTAGATGGAGTTTGGGATTGTGCAACAGCATCAGCAGCATGGACTTTGACTGTTGAAAATTATGACGAGAGTAGGTTTGCTGAATATCCAAAGTACAGAAATAAACCGTATATTGTTATAAAATGTTCTTGTGATACATCTGTTTTCAACATCACAGTACAAGACGAGGCTGGGACAGGACTTTATACATTCGCGGCAAATTATAGTGTTACTCCTATTTATATAGTCCTAACACTTGATACAGCAACAACAGGCATACATACTTGGAAATTAGCATAAAGGATAAATAATGGCTGATTACTATGCAAGAAAAGAATTTACTCGTAATCAGGGTAGTTACGATAGAAAGCAATTTGCCAGTTACGAGGTTGATAGCGATTGTCATATACACGGAGGTATTGATGGTATCTGGGTATTGGGGCATTCAAAAGTAGGGTATACAATTACTGTTGAGAATTACGACAGTGGTTTATTTGCGGATTATGTTAAATATCCTAACAAGCCGTATATATTCTTTAAATGCGAACACGATGCCTCTTTTTTTGGAAACATAGTAATACAGGATGAAAACGGTAATATTATTTATACAATTACGAATAACTGCTTAGTAATTCCGCAGTATGTTGTTTTGACATTAGATACATCGGCAGGCGGTTTTCATACATGGAAAGCTGCATAAGGGGAGTTTATGAATACAGATGCACAGGCATTAAAGGGTTTAATTAATTTTTTGGTAAAGGGTTCTATCGAAAACAAGAAGAAGAAAACAGAAAAAAAAGAGGACAAGAAGGTAGAGAAGAAAGAGCCTGATATCATTAAATCAGATATATTGGAAGATAAAGAAAGTCCAAAAGCGATAATGATGAGTTTAAGTGCTTTATCTGCAAAATCCAAGAAACCAATAAGAGAGGAAAATAAAGAAGAAGAAGAAAGATTACACAATAAAAAAAGAATAAATAAAAAATGGTATAAGAAATGACAACAGACCAAATTATAGATCACATAAAAAGAAGGATAAGCGTTCCGGCATCGCAGATTAAATACGGCAATACGGATTTTATTGCTTTTATAAATAATGCACAATCGTCAAAGATAGTACCTAAACTAATTGACGTTGATGAGAAGTTTTTTGTGCATTATGAAGATATACCTCTTGTAGCAAGTAAGACACGGTATAGAATTCCAAAATTAGCGGTATGTTGGTCTATGCAGGAAGTAGGTTATCTTGATGCTAACGGTAATTACGGTGTGTTGCCTAAGATGACAAGAGGCACGGAAATGGTCGGAGATACCAATAACATGCCTTACGGGTTTTATATAGAAGACGGTTATATTGTAACCGCTCCCCCGATGGGTACTACCGTAACGGGGAGTCTAAGAGTATATTTCTACCGGACGTTAAATGATCTTACTTTGGTTACTAATTGCGGACGTGTAACGGTTGTGACACCTGTTGGAATTAATTATCAGCTAACAGTAGATAATGCGCCGGTTGGTTTAGCAGCAGGGGCAGCAGTTATTAACGGTAATTCTCCTTATGAACTGATAGCTACGGAGGCAACGGCCGTAGTTGTTGGATTAAACGTAACAATAGCGCAGAGTGAATTTAACACAACACCTGTCGTTGGTGATTGGGTATGCCAGACAGGATATACTCCTGTGCCGCATTTACCTGATGCGTGGCACTATATTTTAGCTGATTTAGCAGCCAGGAAGTGCTTGATAGGCAACACAGACCAGAGAACATTGCAACTGCTAGATTCGGACATATCGGACGATTTAGAGGGAATTAAAAGGGTTTCACAAACAAGAACAAAAGGAAGTCCACGCAAAAGGGTTGCTCGTAATCCAATAAGGGCGGCGCATAGATGATCTATCCTATCTTTAATGAAGTTATAGGCAAAAAGACACATGCAAACCCTATGAGTCAACCTAAAGGGTCATGCAGGATTGTCAAAAACTGGGAGACCGTACGGGATAATACCTATAGAAAACCCAGGGGAAGAGATACTTATAGTAACGATACGACATTGCCTAATTCAACAGTAGATATGCCAATGAAGTATCAGGATGTTTTATATCTTCACTATGCTAATAATACCATATATTACGATGATACGGGTACTCCTGGGGATTTCATTCAAGCGACAGACATAGCAGCCGGTACAGCTTTTACACCTCCTGCAGGATATAGTATGGGGTGGTTAGAGAATAACAATAATTTATATATTACTACAGATGATGGCATATTAAAACTAGACGCCTATGCAGGGGATTTTTATGCTGCAGGCATTCCTAAAGGTTTAGGTTGTGACATAAGGGTGACGTTTCCGGTAGCAGGAACATGGTTACCTATTAACGAATATGTCGCATACCGTCATGTGTGGTCATATACAGATGCGAATAATAAGAAGAACGTAGGTGCACCAAGTGAAAGGCAAGAGATACAAAATGGTGCGGTAGGTGTAGCTGCGGTTGAATTAAGGATATATATTCCGGATGGCATTACGACAGACCATTTATTAGAATTATACAGGACGACAAACGGAGCAGTATCACAACCGGAAAACGAGCAATTAGTTTATCAGATAAATCCTACTGCTGCAGACATTGTTAATGGATATATGTTAATTGATGACATTACTCCTACAGATTTCAGGGATGCGTATTTATATACTAATACAACGCGAGAGGGAATTAACCAATCAAACGATGTACCGCCTCTTGCTAGATCTATTGATAAATATAAGACGTTTAATTTTTATGCAAATATTAACAACTTACATAGGTTATATACTGCTTTAATAAGTGTAACTAACTTGACAGCGGGTGTGTCAAGTTTGACTATTACAGACGGAGTAAGTCCGTTTACTATGGGGTGTTATGCTCCTGTAACCGGGGGGGCCGTCACAGGAACAGCAAATGCAGCAGGTTTAATTCGTGTTTCAGTAGGTGCAGGTCATGGTTTAACCACAGGAGACTATTGCAGAATTACAGATGTAACCGGTACGGTTGAAGCTAACGGAGTATGGGAAGTTACAGTTATCAACCCGAATGATATTGATCTTGTAGGGTCTGCCTACGCTAATGCTTGGACAGGCGGGGGAAATGTCGATAGATATGAGGACATAGGAGCAACACCGAGGTTTATATTATATACAGCACTTGCAACAACAGCTTTAAATATAGATGCCACTGCAAGGAGTATTGTAAGATGTTTAAACCAGACGACGGCAAATACTTATTTATACGGATATATTGTAAGTAATGTTGATGACCCTCCGGGTAAGATGATGTTTACAAATAGGACATTAAGAGATGTTGCTTTTAGTGTTACGGTAAACTCAGATGCAACCGGTAGTAATTTCAGCCCGATAATACCAACGGCAGGAACAACGTATATTTCAACGAATGATAGGCTTGTTAATGCCTATATGTGGAGTAAATCTAATGAACAAGAAGCAGTACCGCTTGTTAATATAGGTTATGTAGGGTCAAGTAATGACAGGATATTAAGGGTTATAGGGTTGAGAGACTCTGTATTTTTCATAAAGGAGACAGAGGGTGTTTATCAGTTGACAGGCGATGCACCGCCATGGAATGTTGATGAATTTGACGGAACGGTTAGATGTTTACAAGCAGACAGTATTGACAAAGGGCAAAATGCCATATTTATGATGAGTAATTTAGGATATGTAAAGATTTCAAACTCAGGCGTTGAGGTTATAGGAAGAGACAACGAATATCAAGATTTAAAACCGATATTGAATGTCGATTATGAGACTAATGGGTTTGGGTGGTTTTATGAGGATGAAAAGAGTTATAAACACGCGACTATGCTTGATGAAAATTCCGCTGCAAAAGATATTGTAAAAGTATATAATACATTCAATCAAAGTTGGAGAGACAGCGAGCATGGAATATATACAAATGATGGTAACATTGGTTGTGGTATTATCGTTGGTAGCAGGGAATATACATTCGGGGTTGTAGGACGTACTGTATACCAGGAGAGAAAATCTTTTACGGCAAATGATCATTGTACTCCGGATATAACTAATAATATAACGGCTATTGACGCAATAACAAATACTGTTACGTTAAATACGGCAATTACAATACCAGCAGAGAGTATCTTATCTCAGATAGTAGGCCCTAACATATATAATAAAATAATCATAGAAGTAGTTGATACAACTCACTATGTTTTAAATAATGTTAATAACTTGGCTATTGCAGCTTGTACGATTATACCCGGGATCGTATCTGAATTAGAATATAATCCGATACATTGCGGTAGTCCTTTTGTTGAGAAGTTTATTAAGCAGATTATTTTACAATTTGACGGCGAAGAGACAAGTATTGAAAATATTAATATAGATGTAAGAACAGATAAGTCTCCAACTCCTTTAGAAATAGCCATGACTGAATTACCTACTAATTACTGGGGTTTGGTATGGGGCGAGATATGGGGAGCTTTTAACCAGAATGACAAGTTTTTAACATGGTCTACTAAAGAGCATTCACAAGCTACTATTATTTATGTAAAGGTACGGCATTTGTCATCACGTAGGCAAGTGGCTTTATCGGGTTTGGGAATAGATTTTGAGAGTATAAGTGAAGGGAGAAATAAGGACAGATGAGTATAATTAAGGGTGCTAGAGCTATAAAAAGAGAAGACATACCCGGTGACGTACCGGATTGGATTAATTATATCTTAGAGCCATTAAATAGTTTTATGGATACAACAATTACTGCGTTAAGAAACGGCATTAATTACCAGGATAATATTAAATCGAGTTTAAAAAAATTCGTATTTAATGACGGTGAGGAATTGATAATAAGGCATAAGTTTAACGGTCGTGTAGGTGTCCATGTTTTGTACTGTGAAGATTTTTTTACAATCAAGACAAGACAGGTAAATAATGATTCTATTGGAATTACTTTTCTATTTCGTAATAGTGGCAGCCAGGAGGTTTTATTTTCTATAATTGCAGATGCTAGTGTAGATACTGCTTTTGCATCAGTATCTGATACACCATTATATAATATAGGAAAAAGCTATCCTATCGGTGGATTAAGAATAAGCGGCTGTGATGATATATGTGAGAATGAAGCATATCCTGACGGGTCTGCTATCTCCCGTACTACTTATGCGGCTTTATTTGCAAAATATGGCGTTACATGGGGAGCAGGTGACGGTACTACAACATTTAATATTCTTGATTTAAGATCAGCAACATTAAGATGTGTTGGAACTCCTACTATTTACACAAGTAATGATGCTGTTGCTTTGGCTCAGTTAATAGATGATCAGTTACAAGGTCACTGGCATACTTTTAATAGATCTATTACGACGGTAGGTAACTCAGGTGTTAATAGAGATATTTTTAACAATAATACTGATAATGTGATCGATGTTAAAAATCCAGTTACAGACGGAGTAAACGGAGTTCCGCGAACCGGTACAGAGACAACTGGAAAAGCAAGGGGCATACATATTTTTATGAGGTTATATTAATGAAAGGGTATTTATACAGCGAAATAACAAAAGAATATTTAACAGAATATACTCTGCAAAAAGATAAATTAGAGTCTAAAATATTAGGCAAAGATGTTTATATGATGCCTAATAATTGCACATTAAAAGAACCGTTGCCTTTTGAGAAAGACGAAAAGCTTATTTTTAACGGCGAAGAATGGATCATCATGCCTAAAGCAGAGAAAGAAGAAAAAGAAAAAATTGAAGAAACGCCAGAGAGCACAGTAATGATGAAAGAAGAACAGATGATATATAAAGAAATGCGTAGACTTGCTATAGATAGTTTAGGTGACAAACTAAGCATAATTAAGGAGTAATCATATGGCATATCTAAGAAAGTACAGTCAGGGTATGGAAATACCAGGATATAATACTGGATCGGCTTTATTAGGGACAGGGCAACAGACAGGAATAGCTCAACCTACAGACGCAGGCAAACCAGGTGGATGGACTAATATACAAGATTACCTTAATGCCAACCAGGGGGATAATACCAATATAAATACAGCTAAACAGCAAACGCAGGAAAAGATGCAAACAGGAGCAGGAGAAGTATCTAAGCAACAGCAGAATTTATCGGAGTTACCTTCTGCGGTTCCTTATAGTGAGGATAGTTTGAGTAAATCTTTAGCTTCTGATGACTACGGATCCTTATCTCAAAATTTGAGTCAGAGTAATGCCATGAACCAATACCAGATGTTACCAGACGTTAGTCAGGAGATTTCCGGGTATGCGCCGTTAGAGCAGCAATATAACACGGTGGCTAATTTAGAGCCTAATAATTTTTACAAAACTATGGAATTTACCGGAAGTTTAGCTCCTAACCAGCCTAATTATAGTACGGGCATGAAAGCTTTTGATACCATGTTATTACAGGGAAGCCCTGAGTTCAGGAATGAATTTATACCACAGGTTAAAGAGCAGTATCAAAATCAATACCTTCAACCGTTAGAGCAAGCAAGACAGGACAGAACAGCGCAGAGGGAAGCTGTATTACCACAAATAGAACAGGCAAAGCAAGCATGGCAACAGGGACTTGGAGATTATATTACTGGCCAAGAGGGACAAATAAAGAATAATCTATCGGATCAACAGCAGCATTGGTCTAATATGCAAAATGACGCTAACATGGATATTGAACAAAGGAAATCTCAGTATTTAGCTTCAACAGGTAATTCTGCCCCTCCTGAATTGGTAAATATGTGGACTAATGCAAAAATGCAGGCACAGAATTTTATTAACACACAGTTGGCCCCTAGTAGTGCAACTGCCACTAATCAGTGGATGCAGCAAAACCAAGACCAGACAGCTATGCAAGACTTAATGGCATTATATGGGCTTTTAGGGAAAGATGCTACGTACACAATGCCTAATCCAGAAGATGTATATAATTATACTAATTTTGTATAAAGGAGTTAGGACATGGGTATATTTGATTATTATGCAAAAAAAAGAGCCTTAGAAGATGCAAACAGACGGTCCGATGAGGCAATGAAATATTATAATGATTTGCCTGAGTATGAGTATATCCAAGCTCCGGAAGCTATACTTGAGGGATTACCGCCGGAATTACAGGCACAGATAATAAAAGAGGATCCTACTCTTAGAAGTACGGAAATGGCAGCCTTACAGAATATGCAAGAGTTGGCAGATAAGGGGATGTCTGCACAAGATGCCTATAATTATATGCAGAGCCAGCAAAGAACAGGGCAGGAGTCCAGAGGTCAGCAAGAGGCTATCATTAATGAAATGTTACGAAAGGGCATGGGTGGTAGTGGTATAGAGTATGCTTTAAGAACTCAAGCGGCGCAAAATGCAGTAGATAGGTTTTCTCAGGAACAGGCCGCACAAGCAGCTAAGAACGCAGAGATGAGGGCACTAGCTAATTTGCAACAGGGGGAAATGGCCGGTAATTTAAGAGGACAAGATTATACCGTAAACAGTACAAATGCTAATATTTTAAACCAGTTTGCACAGGATAATGCAAGAAATAGACAGGATACAATGCAACGAAATATAGACAGACAGAATTTATACAACCAGGGTGAGACAGCAGAACGAAGAAACGTACAAAGTGGTAATGTAAATCTTGCTAAACAGATAGCACAGAGTAAAGCCAATACAAAGACAGGTCAGGCAGCTTATGACTTGGCACAAGGGGAGAATAAAGCCGGTTTATATAACGATATAGGGGAAGCAGCAGGGAAACTCGGCGGTTATGTTTGGAACAAAGTATTTTAAGGGGTTGTTATGGACTATAAAACAGAGATGAAAGCACTAGAGAAGCTAAAAGAACAAGACGAAGCCAAAAAGATGGCAGCCCAGGACAAATATTATACCGGTCAAACCATTTCTGGTATAATTTCCCCTTTGATAACCGGAAAAGAGGGTAGAAAGGGGATAGAAAAAGCTTTTACAACACCATCAACTATGGAGATGCAGAATATTGCAGATAGAAGAAAAGAATTACTTAACAAATACAAGACAGTTCAGGGTTTACAGTTAGGACAAAACAAAGAGGATAGGGATTTTGAAAAACAAAAGAAATTAATAGGACTGAAAGCACAATATGATAAAGCAAAAGAAATGAGAAAACCGCCCAAGCTGACAAAGGGGCAAGAGGCTATTGATGTTACTTTTGGCAAAGACGTATCGCTATATAATGCTGCTGGTGGATTCTCAGGCATTAAGTCTAAAATTAACTCTTTAGACAAAGTAATTGGCAAGATGGATAAAGGTGATGTTGTGACTGGCCCATTTACAGGTATGGCTCAAACATTTGATACAACAAGTGCATTATTTACGCCTAAGACAAGAGCAGCAGGTCAAAATATAGCTAGAACCGTAGTAGAAACTCTAAGACCTATATTGGGCGCTCAGTTCACAGAAAAAGAAGGACAAACAATTGTACAACAGACATTTGATTTTAGTCTTCCAATAGAAGTAAACAAAGAAAGAGCGATAGCATTAAAAGATGTATTGTTAGATCAGTTAAAAGCAAAAGATGAGGCGATCAAATACTGGAACAGTGCTGGCGGGACTCTTTCTGGTTTTGTTAGTTCTAATTATAGAAAAAGCGCTGATGATATTATTAACGAAGTAAAATCAAAAGTTCCAGGGTCAAAAAATATGACAGATGAACCAGGTATCGCAGGTGCTATTGACAAGGGTGCTGGCGCAGTAGGTGAAGCACTTTTGCCTAGTGCAGAAGCAGCAGAAGGGCCACAACCAGGAATGGTAGAGGATGGTTACAGGTTTAAAGGTGGTGATCCTTCCAAACAAGAGAATTGGGAGAAAATATAAATGCCTAAACCTTGGGAAAAATACCAAACAACTACAACTGGTAAACCGTGGGAAAAGTATTCTCAGAAAGAAAAGTCTTGGCTTGAAGCTGATATACCTATTGTCGGTGGCAAAGTAGGGGAGAACCTTGTTAGACCTGTATTACAAGGGGCAGGCGCAATAGGTGGTGGTGTTGCTGGCGCTTCGTTAGGGCCAGTTGGTGCAGTAGCCGGCGGTGGTTTGGGATATGCAGCAGCAGAAGAATTATATAAAATGCTAGGTGGTCGTGAAAGCGGAACCCTGGGGGAAGAGCTTGTAAAGGCAGGTAAAAATGTTGCAACAGGTGCAGCAATGGAAGCAGGGGGACAGGCGTTACCGGTCGCTTTAAGTGCGGCAAGAAAAGTACCTGGACTTGCAAAATCCGGTATTAAGAAAGTATTATCTAAACCAAGAGTAGTAGGTAGTCAGGTAAAAGATGCCGGGGATATATTAAATGTTTTAAAGTCTGAAAAAGACGCATTTAAGCCAACTATGGGAACAGAGCTTGAAAACTTAAAGTATACAGAAGAAGGGCTGGAACCTTTGACACCTACTCAGATGCAGCCCAAAGCAGGGGGAGAACCAACACCGGCACAATATACAGAAACATTACTTAAATCAAGAGATAAAGGACTATACGATCAGCAACAAAGACAATTACAAAAGTATCGTGATATTTTAGAACAGTATCAGAACAAGGGATCTGCAAATCCTGAGATAGCAGGGCAGAAGGTTAAGGAAGGATTAAAAGCAGGAAAGAAAGCAACAGGTGAAGTGATAGGCGAATTCAAACAAGCTGGTAAAGATATACCTTTAGGCAAAAAAGATAAAATAACGTACATAGAAGAAGGTTATGGTAAATACAAAGGGTTGGACGAAAACAAGATGTTAATACCAGACGAAAAAACAAAACAATTTTCAGTTTATAATATAAAAACTGGCAAAGAAAAGATATTCAAAACAAAAGAAGATGCTATAAAATTTGCAGATAAAATAGAAAATTCTGAGTTTCCATTGTCAAATATACTAAAAAAGTATGACAGGACAGGAACTTATTATGCAGATTATGGAGGGAAAAAAATAAGAGTATCTAATCATCCATCCGGACATGAAGGGTATTTAACAGAAGGAAAAGGATTTGATAGATCTGAAATCTTAGAAAATAATTATATTAAACACGAAAAAAACGGTGTTGTTTATTATACAGAAATAACAGATCCATATAACATAGTGATCCCAAGTGGTCATCATATACAAAAGTTTAAAAAAATAGAAAAAGAAATATTAAAAAACATAAAAACAGCTGATAATTTACCTATTGAAGACATAGACAAATTTACGCTTGGAAGCAACTACAACAAGCTTTTAAACATAGAGGATATGTATCGTCAAGCCGGAACCGTAGAGCAGTTAGATGCGCTATCAAGCAACATAGGCAGTCAGATAAGCGAGGCATCAAGGGCTGGTAACAACAATTATGCAAGAAAGCTTAAAGAGATAAAGACTTTTCTTGAAGACAGGGTAGCTCAGTCAATAGAAGGTGCTGGAATTACAAAACCTAAAGAAGCATACGAAGCATATACAGCAGTTAATAAGTTATACAATGAAACATTAAGCGGAACTACAAAAACCGGAGCTTCTAGGAATGTTATTAAAAAGATAACATCAAGCGGAGAGAATATAAAACAGTTTAAAGATACTGTCAAAAAGCTTAATACACCTGAATTAATGACCACAGTAAAAGAAAACTGGTTAAGTGAGTTATTTAATGAGGCTACAGAGAGAAATCCTGGTAAATGGATAACTAAATGGGCCAAGTACAAAAAAGAGGGTATAGCACAGAATTTATTAAACAAAGAAGACATTAAAAAGATAGACCTTCTAGCGGATTATTATAACAAGTATACCTCTACTACTACCGGGGCGGTAAACCCTTCCAGAACGGGCGTTATAGGCTTTGTAGAACGTGTTGCGAGTCAACCCGTGAAAAGCATTGTTAATTATGTTTTAGGTGATGAGCTTAAATACGCAAAGGCATTAAGACAGTATAAAAATATATCTAAATCAACACCAGGTATAACAGGTAAAGGACAGAAAAGCGTACTACCTTATATGGTAGGGAGGGATAAAGAATGATTTATTTTCTTGTCCTATTTTCTTCTACAAAACGGATAGTATTGACCTTATTTGTAAGGTCGTTAAGTCTTTTTTCAAAGTCGTCTTTCGGTTTGGGTTTTATTAATTCTGAGAAGAATTCACCGAATAATCCGGAGATCACAAGGCATAACGGATATATGAATATGTTATCTACGTACGTTAATGTGGATAATCCTACTAACAAGACTGATATATATATTAATTTCATAGATGTAATTTTACACGGAATAACTAAAAAGTCAAGGGGGGAATTATAATGGCTATAAATCCTAACACTGCCAGTACATTGATATGGCAGGCAGAAGATGTAAACAGCACAGTACAGGACATTTTTAGAACACCTTATCATGTGCAGAAAGTAATACTTAACAATAACGATAATGCTGCAAGATATGTCCAGTTTTTCAACACAGCAGCAGCAACAGTTGTGTTAGGGACAACAGTAGGGGTGTGGTTTAAGGTTCCTGCTAATGGGACTGTGATACTAGGTAAAGACTCAGGTGTTTTCTATAATGGTGAATATCTAAGTGTAGCAGCAACAACAACAGCAACGGGTGCTGTAAGCGTAACTAACAATATGCAAGTTACAGTATTTTACGCAAAATAGGGGGATACTATGAGTGGTGATGCAGTATGGGGAGAAAATAATTTTTTTAGTGTAAAAGCAACAAAGACAGTTACTTTTGATAATGACGCTAATCCTATAAGTCTTTTTACAGTAACGGGTGACGTTATTGTAAAGATTATAGCGGTATGTACTACCAATGTAGCCAGTGGCGCAGCAGGCAATGTAGAGGTAGGAATAGCAGCCGATCCAGATGCTATTATAGCAACAACAGTGGCAACAGCATTAGACGCAAGGGAGATATGGCATGATAACAGTCCTGATGCAGAAATAGAAGCATATAGCACAGTAAGGGAATACATAATAACAGATGGGAACGATATTATACTGACACCTTCTGCACAGATAGATTCCGGTGTGTTGGTGCTTTATTGCGACTGGACACCTTTGTCAACTAACGGTGCAGTGGTAGCAGCTTAAATGTGTTGCAAAAATACAACAGTGTGTCATAATATACACACATAAAAGGGAGGAATTTAAAAATGAGTGAAGTTAAAACGTATACATGCGAAAGGGCAAATGGAGATATAGCTCAGACAGGGTTGTTGTCTTTGTTTACTGTTACTGACTACATAAGGGTTCATTCAATCACAGGGGTAGTAGAAAATGAAGCAATAGGAGCAGGGGCTAACAACGCTAAAATTGTAGCAAATCCTACAACAGGTGCAGATGTCGATATGTGCGCAGTTTTGGACATTGATGCTGATGTAGTTGGTACTATGTATAACATTACAGGTACATTGGCAGATGCAATGATTGCAACTACCAGTGGAGCAATGATAGCGCAAGTCGCTCCGATAGTAGTAGCACCTGGAACTATTGACATGCATTGTGCCGCCTCTAAAGACGGTAAAGTTACATGGACACTAGTTTGGAGTCCTGTAAACGCAAGTGCAAGTGTATCAGCAGCTTAAAGGCTGAGTACATATTATCGTAAAAGTCAGGGCAGGTAGGGCGAAAGTTTTACCTGTCCTCTCCTAACGGTGAAAAACTAAAAGGAGGTCATTATTATGGCAAACGCAGCAGGAGGTTTCAGGCATTACGCAGGTTTGGCTGGAACAAAACAAATTTATGTCGGTTCAGACGGTTCATCTTACAATTACACATCTTTGGCAGATGCAGTAGCAGCAGCACAGAACAACGATTGTATCTTTATCGAACCGGGGACTTACACATTAACGGCACCTTTGGAAATTACAAAGACGTTAACTCTTAAAGGTCT